ATTGATGTTTTCTATGAATTTCATGACGTGCTTGTAGAAAATTGCTAAGTCCAATTTCACCAGCATCATTTGCCATTTTATCTAAATTAGCAATCATAAACATAATTTTAGTATTATCTGCAATAGCTATATCGATCATCTCTGAAGCAGGGATAGGATCGATCTGATCTGCAACCACACTCATTGCACTAAATCTTGTGAATGAACCAGGAGCGTATGCTTGCAAAGCTCTGATATGTTCTGCAATATCGTCTGCTGCATTCCATACATCATTGTATAAGTCTGCGAAAAACTCATGATATTGTGGAAAGTTAGGTCCTTCTACATTCCAGTGAAAGAAGTGTAGTTTTAGATAAAACGCAAAGTTAGATGCGTGATATGCTTTCATTTTTTCAATTAACTGATCCATTATGCGTCTCCTGATCCTGCTGCACCACCGCCACTACCACCACCCGAACTTGCGCTCTTACCGGGATACGCAGTGTGTATTTTATTGTCAGATCCTCTGAATATTTCTTTTTTGATTGTTATCAACTTACCAGAAGGATCTCTTACTTGTAATTCATTTATGAATGTTTTAAATGTTTTCATTAACCTTTATCCAATACCGATGTTGGAGTAGATGACCAATACTTACAAGACCAATAATTAGCTTTCCATCTTGGTCCTGGTGTTTCGCAATGATGTCTAGCTCTGTATGATTTTTTTCTTGATGGTTGATCTCTTTTAATTGAAAGATGAGGATCGCCAAAATTAACCTTTACAACATTGCCTTTATCATTCTTCACATAAACAGCACGTTTCTTAGGACCGCCGGGTGTATGGAATGGTTTACCAAGTTTAACTCTGTGTCCGCCGTGTTCTGCTTCTTCTTCAATTTCACCCCAGTCTTCGTATAATTCATTGCCCAAAGGAGTGAATATTTCTTCAGTAAGTCCTAGTTCTTCGTTCCACTCTTCTATAGAACAACCTTGTTCTTGAACATTTAAAATATCATGATCTTCTTCAATAGTTTTCCAGCCGCCGCCTTTGGATTTATACCATTTAACTGCCCAACCATTTGCATATGCTGAAGGATATACATCAAATTTTTGTTTTGCCAAACTTTTGGCTTTTGACCATAATAAAGAATTGGTGGGTGCATGTTTTTCTTGTATATATTTTTCATTTTTGGGTTTCTTGCCAGCTTTCTTCATAGCAATAGCTATTGCTGCTTGTTGTGCAGGATTTGCAGCTTCTGTCTGAACATTGATAGGCGCGCCACCTTTGCCTGGACGATCGGCAACTGGATCTTCTCTTCTTTTTCTACGGACAGCGGCCGCACGATCTTCTTTATCCATGGCTCTGGCTTTAGCTACAGGAAGACATTTGGGTTTACCTTCACCAGGTTCTCTTGCACAATCGCCTTTGATGTTGCCTTTGGTGTCCATGCGAACCCATTTGTCTTTAAACCAATCATTTAAATCTTCATTAACTTCTTTTTTGTTTAATCTTCTAGCAGCTAACAATCCAACTTTTGTATATTTCTTTAATGTCTTAGGATCATAATTTCTTTTTCCAAGAACACCCCCATCGCCCATAGATGACAATACTTTATGGTCTGCTCTATCAGCAACTTTCTGTAGAGCTTGTTTGCCTGCAGGTGTATCACCAATTTCAAAAATATTTGCAAACGCTTCATTTGCTTTGTTCTTTGCAGCTTCTTCTCTATCAAGAATTGCCTGATATGCTGCAGAATTTTTTTCCATCTCTTGGCGATATTTATCGCTGGAGTTAGGCTCTACACCTTTTGCTTTCATAGCTTTTTCAATTTTAGAAGCAGCAGATACATAGCCTTTGCCATACTTTTCATCGATAATTTTCTTTACGATTGATTGCTGACGATATGGTCTATCATCTTTTTTACGATCTTCATCATTACGAACAGTTAAATCGATAGTGTGTCTATCTTGACCTGAACGAGGAACAGCTTCTCTCCACTTGCCAAATTTTTCTTCAAACATAGAATCAATATTTTCTTCTATCTCATTCATAACACTATCATAGATATCATTCAGTTGACTCAATACATTTTCATTCTGCATGGGATTGATGTCAATCTGATCTGGTTTGCCCGAAGGATTAGATTCAGTCCTGCCGACCATGGTAGATCCTTTAGATATCTTATCTTTGACTTCACCTGTCACTAATTTCTTAGAACTGGTGGTCTTGTTATCTTTTATATCTTTAGCATTATCTGCAGGAGCTTGTGGTGTTTGTTGATTGGCTGCCATGTTATCTCTCGGGTTGGATTTTTACATATTTATAATTAAAAATTTGTGTTTTCGATATCGGCATCTTCTTTAATGCTCTGGATGTGTCCCATGATCTCTTTCACATGAGGATGGAGAGCTTTAGGTAACGCTTTCTTAACACCTTCTGTATCGCCTGCATGTGCCATGGCTCTAACTTTGGTTCCTGATACACCAGCTGTACCTTCAGCATCGGGATCACGAGCTCCTGCTGAATGTACAGTAATTTTTTTAAAGTTAAATAGAGCACCTTCGTGTGTACCATTATACTTATGAAGCAATTTATGATACTCGTCCACACGATCAGAACCAGCGACCATATGGAGATGAGTAACTCCTTGCTTATGGAGCTTTGCTGCTTGTTGCAACAAGCTAGGAGCTTCGCTGTCAGAATGAGATACAACGGATGTCTTTGCAGCAACTTTCTCCAAGTATCCTATTTTAGCCTTGGTCGGAACTGGATTCTTGGATGAATCCTGTGAATGAGAAGCTATGATGTTTGCTCCTACACCATGTTTAGCAGCAACTTTTTCTGTAGCATGTATCAGTTTTTCATGGCCTACAGTCGGCGGATTGAATCTTCCGAACGCAAAGACACCGTGTTTGATCTCTTCTTCAGATATAAATTGGCTAAAAGTTTTCATGGTGTTTTTGCCCATGTTTTGGGTTGATTGAAATTTTTCTTTGCAAATTCTTGACGATTAACAGCTTTAACAATCTGTCCTTTATGCTGAACCGTATAACCTTCAGGAGTTGTTTTTTCACCTCCTATAGATTGCTGCATAGGATTGGAAGTTTCTTGTGCTTTATGCAGACCATGAGTAACAATATCTTTTGCTGCCTGTATATGATGATGTATCTGCAATGCTTTGGCAAAATGTTTTTCATGTGTATCGTGATGAGCAAGAGCATTATTCATGGCTTCTGTTTTTCTTGCTTTTGCAGCATCAGTTTTAACCTTGTCCACTTCATTGCCCATGCGTTCTGCAATATGAGAACGTAAACCTGCAGTAGAAGGTTTTTCACCTGTTCTTACTGTTTTGTTTATATAAGTGCTCATGTGTTCATCGTGTTTGCCGATAATATCGTGATGTTCTGGTGGCAATTTATTATGAATTTCTTCTGCTTTACTAAGGTGCTGTTCTACCTTGGCGCTTTCTTCTGGAGTAAGATAATTCATTTTACTTTTGCCTCCGTGGATATTAAATGTACATCAGGATGCTTTTTAAATACTGAATGATCGGTAATTGGATGTGCATGCAAAGTTTCCGGATGTTCAGGATTTCCTTCAAATTTAGTATGAAAAGCAAGACCAATTTTCGATTGTTCCATTTTCTTACCTTCAGTAGTGCCTTTTTTAACATGGTATGTGATAGTATTGGGTTTAAATGTCATTTCATTATCTGAATGCTGTATCTCATGCGTATCGTGCATATAATCCCCACCATATGTTCCATGTCTAGGAAGAACTTTACCCACATGATTTAACAAATGGTGCATTTTCTTTGCAAGACCGGGAGAGTGTCCAAAATGTTGATCAACTTCTTCGTGTGTAGAAGCCCAGCGTGGATTGTTGCCAAGAGCAGAGTGTTTAGTAGCAACCATAACAGCACCTGTCTCCGGATGGCGCATGGCAAGAAAAGCAGGTGAGCCATCTACTTTTGTTGATACATGAGTATCAGCAGGCATTGATCCGGTTTTTAATCCGTGGTGCAACGCTCTTATAGTAGATACAGCATGTGCAAAACCCGCTTTACTTTTAATAGCATTATCTTCAGGATGTTCTTGATG